GTCGTGGATAAAGCCCATGTCCAGCATGCGGTCGGCTTCGTCCAGCACCAGGATTTCTACGCTATCAAGCTTCAGCGCGTTCTGGCACAATGTACGGCGGTACGTGGTCAGGCTGGGGTAAGCAATATGACGCGGCAAACAAGCCCACCCCGGCTGAGATTGGCGCACTGCCATCGAATGGTAATGCGGTGTCTGCGACCCAACTGCAGACCGCCCGAACCATCAACGGCGTGGCATTTAATGGCACGGCCAATATCACCATTTCGGCGGGGTCGATTGGGTCATACACGAAAGCCGAATCCGACGCCCGGTATAACCTGAAAAATACGGCAAGCCTCGGCCAGAACGGCTGGGAGCGCGACGGCACTACGGGGCGTATTCGCCAGTGGGGCTATACCAACCAGACCGGCGGATATCAGAACATCACGTTTCCGATCGCGTTCCCGAATGCGTGCCGGAATATTCAGGTTACACCCTATACGGCAAACATAGCCGGTACGCTTGAATGCTCGGTTTCGCAATTTTCGAATACGACCGCGCGGCTAAACGCAAACCAGAACTTCCCGTTATTCTGGGAAGCAACAGGACATTAACCGATGGAAGAGCAATATTTTTACAGCCCCTCACTGAATGGATTTTTCTATTTGTCCATGAAGTCAGACTATGAGAAATCAGACACCGGCTGGCCTGATGATGCCCTGTCTGTTTCGGCGCGCTGGTATCAGTATTTAATCGACAACAGCACGGAAAAAGTGATCGTGCCGAATGAATACGGCCAGCCGGTGCTCTCTGAGCCGCCACCGCTCACGACGGGTGAGCTCATCGCCCGTGCGGAGTCACACAAGATGGCGCTCATGGGGGAAGCCGAGGATGTCATTGCCCCCCTGAGTCGGGCGGTTAAGCTCGGGATTGCCACCCCCGATGAGGTACAACGGCTTGAGCAGTGGGAAACCTACACCGTGTTACTGAGCCGGGTCAGCACCGCCGACCCGTCATCAGTCGAACTGCCGCCAGTGCCTGAATAACGCCAGCCCTCCACCCGGAGGGCTTTTTGTTTGTTGTGTCCTTGCTGCCCCAACGGCAACCGGTCGCGCAGGCAAAGCGCACGCCAGACAATACGCTCACCCCATAACCACGGAGTTAAACGGATGAGCGACTATCATCACGGCGTCGAGGTCATCGAGATTAACGATGGCACGCGCACCATTTCCACCGTCTCGACGGCAATCATCGGCATGGTCTGCACGGCCAGCGATGCTGACGAGAAAGCCTTTCCCATCAACGAGCCGGTACTGATTACCAGCGTGCAGAGCGCCATCGCGAAAGCGGGCAAGCTCGGCACCCTGTCGGCCTCCCTGCAGGCCATCGCCGACCAGTGCAAGCCGGTTATCGTGGTCGTTCGCGTTGCAGAAGGCACTGAAGGCCCGGACGACGAAGGGGCGGCGCAGAAACAAACCATTTCCAACATTATCGGCACGATCGACGAAGAGGGAAAATACACCGGCCTCAAGGCGCTGTTAACGGCGAAAACCGTCACCGGCGTCAAGCCGCGCATTCTCGGCGTGCCGGGTCTGGATTCTCAGGAAGTCGCAACCGCGCTTGCTTCCACCTGTCAGAGCCTGCGCGCGTTTGGCTATATCAGCGCGTGGGGCTGCAAAACCATTTCCGAGGCCATCAAGTACCGTGACAACTTCGGTCAGCGTGAGCTGATGGTCATTCACCCCGACTTTCTGGCGTGGGATACCACGGCGAACGAAACCGCGATCGCATGGGCGACGGCGCGCGCGCTGGGTCTGCGTGCCAGAATCGACCAGGAGACCGGCTGGCATAAAACGCTGTCAAACGTGGGCGTTAACGGCGTGACCGGCGTCAGCGCCTCGGTGTCGTGGGATTTGCAGGACAAAGCCACCGACGCCAACCTGCTTAACGAGGCGGGGGTCACGACCCTGATTCGAAACGACGGCTTTAAGTTCTGGGGCAACCGCACCTGCTCTGACGATCCGCTCTTCCTGTTTGAAAACTACACCCGCACCGCGCAGGTGCTGGCCGACACGATGGCGGAGGCGCACGCGTGGGCGATGGATAAGCCCATCACCGCGACGCTGATTCGTGACGTCGTGGAGGGCATTAACGCCAAATTCCGCGAGCTGAAAACGAACGGCTACATCGTCGACGGAAAATGCTGGTACGACCCGGAGTCGAACGACGTCGCCACCCTGAAAGCGGGCAAGCTGTATATCGATTACGACTACACCCCCGTTCCCCCGCTGGAAAACCTGACCCTGCGCCAGCGCATCACTGATACCTATCTGGCGAACCTGTCGGAATCGGTCAACAGCTAAGGAGCCTTACACATGGCGTTACCCCGCAAGCTTAAATATCTGAACATGTTCAACGATGGCCTGAGCTACATGGGCGTTGTTGAATCCGTCATCCTGCCGAAGCTGACCCGCAAGCTGGAGAAATATCGCGGCGGCGGGATGCCGGGCGCGGTGTCGATCGACCTCGGCCTCGATGACGACGGGTTGTCGCTTGAGTGGACGCTCGGCGGTCTCCCTGACATCGAGCTGTGGGCGCAGTATGCCGCGCCGGGCGCTGACAGCGTGCCGTTGCGTTTTGCAGGCTCTTACCAGCGCGATGACACCGGCATTATTTCTGCCGTTGAGGTGGTCATGCGTGGCCGTCACAAAGAGTACGACGGCGGCGAGAATAAGCAGGGCGAAAGCGGCACGACCAAAATGTCGACCGAGTGCGCTTACTACAAGCTCACCATCGACGGCAAAGACGTCATCGAGGTGGATGTCATCAACATGGTGCTGATGGTGGACGGTGTCGACCGTCTGGCAGAGCACCGAAAGGCAATCGGCCTGTAACACCTTTAACCGGTCAGCGCCGCTGGCCGGTCATTACTCCCTTTCAGAGCAGAGACAAACATCATGGCAAACCCGAAAAAACAAAAACCTGACTTCACCGATACCGCCGGAAACGAAATCGAAACCGAAAATCCGAACGAAGTGATCCTCGATACCCCGCTGATGCGCGGTGAGCAAAAAATAGAGCGCGTCACGGTATTAAAACCCAATGCCGGAACCCTGCGTGGTGTGTCGCTGGCAGCGCTGGCGCAGTCTGACGTTGACGCGTTGATTAGAGTGCTGCCGCGTATGACGTATCCGGCACTGGCCGAGCATGAGGTCGCCCGTCTGGATGCGTCCGATCTGCTGCAGTTTGCCGGAAAGGTAGTGGGTTTTTTGTCGAATGCTTCGGCGCGCTGACGTTTCCCGACCAGTTATCGGTCGATGACCTGATGGCGGATATCGCGGTTATTTTTCACTGGCCGCCATCAGAGCTCTATTCCCTGACTGTGAACGAGCTCCTCACATGGCGCGACAAGGCGCTGCAACGAAGCGGAAAATACCATGAGCAATAACGTCAGGCTTGAGGTATTGCTGAACGCGGTCGACAAGGCAAGCCGACCGCTTAAGGCAATCCAGACCGCCAGTAAATCCCTGTCCGGCGATATCCGCAATTCACAGAAAAGCCTGCGCGACCTCAACGCGCAGGCATCCCGCATAGACGGATTCAGGAAGGTAAGCGCACAGCTCGCCGTGACCGGGCAGTCGCTTGCGAAAGCGAAGCAGGAAGCCGCCGCGCTGGCCGTTCAGTTCAAAAACACGCAGGCACCGACGGTCGCACAGGCACGCGCGATGGAGGCGGCAAAGAAATCCGCCGCCGACCTGCAGGTCAAATATAACGGGCTTCGTCAGTCGGTGCAGCGCCAGCGCAGCGAGCTCGCACAGGCGGGGATTAACACCCGCACGCTGTCGGCGGATGAGCGCCGCCTGAAATCCAGTATCAGCGAGACGACGGCACAGCTAGACCGTCAGCGGGATGCGCTGGCGCGGGTCGGTCAGCAACAGGCCAGACTGAGCGCGGTTAAAGAACGGTACGCATCCGGGCAACAGCTCGCCACCGGTGCGCGAAATGCCGGGATGGTGGGCGTTGGCGTGGCAACCGCCGGGCTGTATGGCGCGTCACGTTTTATCGCGCCGGGTATCGGTTTTGATAAACAGATGTCAGGCACGCAGGCGATCCTCGGTCTTGATAAGAACGACGACCAGCTCGCGGCCATCCGTAAACAGGCTCGTGATATCGGGGCGACAACCGCCTTTTCACCGGGTGACGTGGCGCGAACGCAGACGACGCTCGCCCGTTCAGGCTATGACGCCGGAGCCGTACTGGCGGCGACCGGGTCGACGGTAAACCTGAGCCTGGCGGCTGATGTCGATATCGCGGAAGCCGCCGACATCATCACCAATATGCAGTCAGCCTTTAACCTTTCCACGACCGAAATTGAGCGCGTGGCTGACGTCATGACCAAAGGTTTCACGTCCTCCAATACCGGGCTTGTTGAGCTGGGCGAGGCGATGAAATACGTCGCGCCGATCGCAGAGGCGGCGGGTGCCAGCATCGAAGATACGACGGCCATGCTCGGCATTCTGGCGGATAACGGCATCAAGGGCTCAATGGCCGGTACGGGCGCGAGCGCCATGTTTAACCGGCTGCAGGCTCCTATGGGTAAAGCCGTTGATGCGATTAAAGAGCTCGGCGTTAAGACCCGCGACTCAAAAGGGAACATGCTCCCGGTCGAGAAAATCCTGAAAGATATTCATACGTCCTTTGCGAAAAACAAGCTTGGCACCGCTGAGCAGGGCGAATATCTGAAGGTCATTTTTGGCGAAGAGGCGATGAAGGGCGCGATTAAACTCGTGGCCGCTGCCGGTGACGGGTCTCTCGCCAGCAAGCGCGAGCAGATCGCCGGGTCGAAAGGCACGACGGAGCGCATCGCCAAAATCCAGACGGACAACCTCGACGGCGATCTGAAAAACCTGCAGTCAGCATGGGAAGATTCGCAGATTGAGGTCTTCGAGAAAGAAGACTCTGCGCTGCGCCGCCTGACGGTTTCCGCGACCGATTTGCTCGGCAAGGTTGCCGCCTGGACGAAAGCTAATCCTGAACTGACGAAAACCCTGTTTAACGTTGTTACCGGCGCGCTGGCGCTGATCGGCGTGCTGGGCGGGATCGGGCTGATTGCATGGCCGGTCATCGCCGGGATTAACGGGATTATTGCCGCTGCCGGTCTGCTGAGCGTGGTTTTCAGCACTGCAGGTACCGCGATTGTCGCCGCCGTCGGTGCAATCAGTCTGCCGGTGGTGGCGGTTGCCGGGGCAGTTGTCGCAGGCGTGCTGCTTATTCGTAAATACTGGGAGCAGCTGGGCGCATTCTTCTCGGGCGTGGTGGAGGGGCTGAAAGCCGCCTTTGCGCCGGTGGCGGAAATGTTCGCGCCGCTCGCACCGATATTCGACGCCATTTCTGAGAAAATTCGCGTGGTCTGGCAGTGGTTTAAAGACCTGCTTGCGCCGGTGAAAGCGACGCAGGAAACCCTCGACCGCTGCAAAAATGTCGGCGTGGCATTTGGTCAGGCGCTGGCCTCGGCGCTGACGGCACCGCTCGACATCTTCAACAGTCTGAGCGGCAAGGTCGGCTGGTTGCTGGAAAAGCTCGGCGTTATCAAAAAGGAGTCCAGCAACCTTGACCAGACTGCCGCCCGAGCCGACAGCGCTACGCAAAACGGGTCTTACATTCCGGCGACTGCAACCCATGCCGGGTATCAGGCTTACCAGCCGGTCACGGCACCCGCTGGCCGGTCTTATATCGACCAGAGCAAAAGCGAGTACAACATCACTCTTGGGGGTGGCGTTGCGCCGGGCGGGAGCCTTGACCGCCAGCTACGCGACGCCGTCGAGAAACTCGACCGCGAAAAGCGCGCCCGCCAGCGCTCAAGCATGATGCACGATTAAGGGAGGGGATTATATGCTGATGGTACTGGGGTTATTTGTCTTTGAGCGGCGCACGCTGCCGTATCAGTCAATGCAGTATTCGAAGGACTACCGGTGGGCGTCAAATGACCGCATCGGTAAAACACCGGCTTACCAGTTTCTCGGAGAGGGGGAAACCGCGCGCACACTGTCCGGTGTGCTTTACCCGGAAATCACCGGCGGTCGCCTGTCGCTGACGGCCATTGAGGTAATGGCAAACGAGGGGCGAGCATGGCCGCTGATTGATGGCCTCGGCGTGATCCTCGGGATGTACGTTATCGAAAAAATCAGCCATACCCACACGGAGCTGTTCAACGACGGCGCGGCCAGAAAAATTGAGTTCAGCATGTCGCTTAAGCGCGTGGATGATTCTGTCGCGGCCATCTATGGCGACCTGAAAACGCAGGCTGATAATCTGCTGTCGTCTGCCGGTAACATGCTGGGAGGGCTGGCGGGATGATATCGGGTATCAAGATTGAGACCGGGGCGAAAATTGCCCCGGCGTTTATGCTCACGCTGGATGGCAACGACATCACGCAGAACTTCAGCGACCGGCTAATCGGCCTGACCATGACGGACAACCGGGGATTCGAGGCCGACCAGCTCGATATCGAGCTCGATGACTCCGACGGTCTGGTCGAGCTCCCGCCGCGCGGCGCATCCCTGACGCTCTGGCTCGGCTGGCAGGGCTCGGCGCTGCTGAATAAGGGGAGTTTTACCGTCGATGAAATCGAGCACCGGGGCGCACCGGATACGCTGACCATCCGGGGGCGTAGTGCTGATTTTCGCGGCTCGCTCAATTCGCGCCGGGAGCAGTCATGGCACGACACCACGCTCGGCGTGATTGTGGAAACCATCGCGCAGCGCAACAAGCTGACGGCCAGCGTTGCTGACACACTGAAAGCGATCGCAGTGCCGCACGCTGACCAGACCCAGGAATCTGACGCGGTATTCTTATCCCGTCTGGCTGAACGTAACGGCGCAACGGTCTCGATAAAAGCCGGTAAGCTGCTTTTCCTGAAAGCCGGGAGCGGCGTCACGGCCAGTGGCAAACCCATCCCGCAAATGACGGTTGAACGCGGCGACGGCGATCGACATTCATTCGCTATCGCCGACCGCGAAGCGTACACCGGCGTTACGGCAAAATGGCTGCACACCAGAGACCCGAAGCCGCAAAAACAGAAGGTGAAGCTTAAGCGCAAACCCAAAGAGCAGCACCTGCGCGCGCTGCAGCACCCAAAAGCCGCGAAAACCACGGCAAAAGCCAAAGCGAAGAAAGAGCAGGAGGCGCGCGAGGGCGAGTATATGGCCGGTGAGTCTGACAACGTGTTAGAGCTGACGACCATCTATGCAACAAAGTCGCAGGCCATGCGAGCAGCTCAGGCGAAGTGGGATAAAATTCAGCGCGGCGTGGCCGAGTTTTCTATCACGCTTGCCACCGGGCGTGCAGATTTATTTCCTGAAACACCGGTTGCCGTTAAAGGCTTTAAGTGCGTTATAGACGAGCAGGCATGGATAATCAGCCGGGTGGTGCATAACCTCAACGGAAACGGTTACACGACGGGCTTAGAGCTTGAGGTTAAGGTTTCGGATGTGGAGTACGAAAGCGAAGAATTAAATCAAGAGTAATGGTTTAACTGTTTGTTATTAAAGT